GCTTCACCACTACGCAACTGCTGAGCTGCTTTCTTGTAATCAATTTCTAAGTTGTCCATAATATAAAAACTGTGTTAAACTACTTTTATTGTAGCTTGACACAGTTTAGTTTACACTCTCAGATTGGCTCTATCTGGTCATCCTTGACTTCCAACTCGATTTTTTCGCATACATATTTCTTGTTATGTATGATGTAGGTGTTGGAAGGGTCAGGGATGACTTCGCTTTTGAACTTAACCTGGAGACAGTTCTTGTTGTCGATCTTGAGACCGTTATCATGTAGGCTTCCCAAGCAAGTCGTACCTATTTCGCTCTTCATACAGAGTGCCAACGAATAGTAGGCATCGTCAATGAATGCTATGCCGCTGAATCTGTAGCCATAGTTGATGCGATAATCAGTCATAAACTGCGGCCATCTGGATTTATTCCCAACCCAAGATAGTCTTGTATTTGTTCCGTCGCCCGTTTGCACTCTGCCCGGAAGAATGAAGAATATATTCATGCATTCCTGTTCATCTTCTGAGGTGTCGAGCATGGACTCATCATCGAGTGCATCTTGTACCGACGTATAGCTATATCCGTCTTCATCTATATCACATTCCTTTGAATCGGGTTCTTTATCATTCGGAATTGATAGAAGACATCGCTTTTCGTAGTAGTTGTCTTCCAGTAATCCCGATTTGAAATTGATATTTTCTACAACTTGCGCTGCAGGAGAAATGTTCAGATCAACATAGTCTTCAGAAGATTTGTCCCTGATGAGCGGTGACCAGATGCCAGAAAGCTCCCAGCTTTTCTTCCCGTTTTCATCTTCCACATATATGTAGTAGTCGCCGAAATTCTCGATAATGGTCTGCCTTTTCTTTTTTTCAGACCACAACATTGTGGTTGAGACAAATTGATTATCTAGACTTATCTCTTCGCTATGAAAACTCTCAAAACTATTGAAAACCTTTTTCGAGATAACTTCGTAGTTGTCTCTATTGGCAGAATCTCCAAGATTATATTCCAGGTTTGCTGTAGATGACGTGGATAAGGATCCATCTTCATCGTAATCCGTAGTGTATTCATCCAAAGGCTCGATCTCTACAGAATCTGCGGTTGTCAGCTCTGAAGCGTTGATGACTGAGCAGGTCTTCTTAATATCGTCAAAAACGATGGTGGCATTGAAGAGTTTCCGGAATTCTTCGATGAAGGTATAGCTGGACCAATGAGGAAGTGCCTTGCATAGCTCACGGGTCTTGTAGGCAGAAGCGATATACAGAAGGTTCCATGGCTTACAGTCGAAGTCGTTGCGCTTAAGAGAGTATCCTTCATATTCTACCACTTTTCGGAAGATATACATCAGGTTGGGCTGAACTGCCAGATTCACGATAAACGGCGCATTGTAGCCGATGAACTGTTTGGTTCTATCTACTCCAACGAAATTGGAGATAATGTCGTTTGTTTCGTCTCTTACTGGCATGAAGCACCATCTTCCTTCTGCTCCCAGGAACTCCGACTTATCTTCATTCAATCTATAGATTTCACTAATCTTATCCTTGAACTTCTGTGAAAAGCCCTTGTCAACGGTATATCCAGGCTTGTCTGCTGTGCCAAATGGAATCTCATCGATGTAGTGCTTGGTTAGTTTGTAGTTGAACTTGATGCGGGATTTTCCGCCCACAATCTGCAGTTTTATTTCAGCCTCCGTTACGCTGATGATGGTTCCTACACCCGATAGAATCAAACGACCGCTCACGTACAGTTTGCAGTCATTAAACTTCTGGGTAACCTTAGATACATCGAAGCGGCTAACATTGTGGAAAACTCTACGGTTATCCATAATCGACATCGGAAAGTTAATGTCGTATGAATATTCTCCATCGTCCGTGACGTACTGGTTGGCGTATGTTAACTTGATGGATTGGCTGGCAGCCGGATAGGCTGCCATACCATTAATAACACATGTAATCATAGACTATTTGTTTGATTTCATTTTCTGATATTGACTCCATTTGCGGTCGAAACCATCTGGACCCGTAATGACCACGTATGATTTGATGCCCAGGTTGAGCTGTTCATTGAGCCTTTCAATGGTTGAACTCACGTTATCGAGAGATGCACCTACCAGTTCGTTGTCTGCATTAACATTGACAACAGGTGCAACAACAGCAGCGCTGCCAGTTCCCATGGCACGACTTACGTCTTGGGCAGTGAGCGACGCCACGGTATTATTGCGCTGTGCTGCATCGATGAGCTGAAGGGCAGGAAGGAGCTGAGGATTATTCACTGCGTTATGATTCGCCACGAACTCGCCTGCATGAACCACGCCAGCTTCTTTCTTCCAATGACCGGGACCAGTGAAACCGCCCTCATAATATCCTGCTGCCTCTGCCTGATGCTGTTTTTTTATTGTGGCAATCTGAAGCATACCGGCAGCAGTAGCGAGTCCGGCGGCTATAGGGGCGATGATGTAGCCCACTGTAGGGATTGCTGCAGCTGAAGAGTAGGCATTGATTGCCGCCATAGCAGTAGAAGCTACTGCCTGAGCCATCTCAATCTTCATCGATTTCTTGTTAGCTTTTGTCTTTGCTGCAGAAATCTCCTTGTCTCGTTTAGCTTCCAGACGCTTCTTCTTGGCAGAATTATTACCTGCAGCGGAAATCTGCTTATCGTAGTTCGCCTGAATTTTGGCAACTTCCAAGTCTGAGCACGCCTGAGAGTAGGCCGATGCTGCTCCCATCATGCTGCTGATACTACTGAAGGCTGCACCTGCTATGGCTGCAATATTCTTATAGGTCTCTTGATTCATCTGTTTCTTGGCATCCTGGTATGCCTGTTCGCTGATCTTATCCTCTTCTCGAAGCTTCTGAAGATTATCATTAACCATCTTCTGCTGCTGGATGGCAGCAATGGCGCCTCCCGCAATGGTGGCGAGATTATCTGATCCGAGCGAACCGCTACGGTCATCGGTCTGTCTAGTCATCTTCTTGGCGGTATCGAGAGCGGTGGTTGCATCGTCTTTTGCCTGATCTTTGGCGTCCGGCTTGTAGGATGCATACTTGTTAGCGATGCCCATCTTCATGCGCTGATACTCCTCTTCGCTTACAAGACCAGCCTTGTGAACCTCATCCAGTCCTGCAAGCTCCAGCTGCATCTGCTGTTCATTGCCGAGGGTGAGATACTCCTGCTTGAGCTGCATCAGCGTGTCATCGTATTGCTTTTGGCGGTCATACTTGTGCTGCTGCTCGCTGCGCTCAATCTCTCTGGCTATCTGCCAGTACTCGTCAGAGGACTTCAGATAGAGTGCCTGTTTCTCTTTGAGAAACGTCTGGTCGAGTTGAAAAAGCGCCTCATTGATAGCACTCTCGTTATGATAGAGGTCGGAGTCCTTATTGTAATATTCGGCAGTGATGGCCTGTTCTGCCACTTGCCGGTCGTACTCCAGGTCCTGAAGGTCTTGCGTCTGCTTGCGCTCATAATCGGCAGAGATCTTCTCTTTCTGGGCATTCAGACGCTTGTACTCCTCACTCTCAGCCTCTCCGTATTTGCGAAGGATGTCCATGCGCTGCTGAAGTCCCTGCTCCTTAATCTTCGCCATGCGGTCGTTGTATTCTGCCAGGCGAATCTGACCGGTAGAGTAGAGGGTAGTGGCTTCCAGCTGCTGAGCCTCGGTACTTTTCTTGGCATCATCCAGCTCTTTTTTGAGGTCTGCCTTTCGCTTGATTTCTGCTTTACGTGCAGCAGCTTCACGCTTCTTTCGCTCCTTTTCTGTAGCTTTTCTCTCTTTCACTGTTGTGTAATGACCGCCGGAACCTACAGTACCATTGCCGCTGTCTATCTTTGTATTCTTCTTGATGACTGTAGTCAGAGCCTTTCTTATCTGTTTATTATTCTTAATCGTCAGGTCGAGTGCTGCTTCTTGAGCATCCAGGGTCTTCTCTTCGCTTTGAACAGTCTTGAGTCTCTTCTTGTGGATCTCCTCCTGTTTCTTGTTTGTTTTAAGAGCCTCGCTATCTTTTGTGAAATATGAGCTTTCAGAACCAGGACCAAAAGAAGGGCGGAAGATCTTTTCCGATGTATATCTTTCTGGATGAGCATCACGTTCTGCCTGAACCGCTTTGAGCGAACCCTTGATTCTGGTTTCTCTCGTCTTCAGTTCCAATCTCTTCTTGTTAATTTCAGCCTTTTTCTCATAGATAGCTTCTGCCATTGCTGCATCGTTGAGTTTGTTGATATACTGTGTTATTACCTCTATATTATCATTATACAGCTTTCCTTCGTTGGATATGCTGGCATGATAATTAGGGATAATTTTCTGCAGGTTGGCGATGGCGCTTCTTCGCTCATCCACGGTATATGCATTGGAGTGGATGATCTTGTTGAGCATATCAATCTTGTTTCTCTCATCGATGGTTGCATCTGAAACCTTTTTCGCCAGGCTGGCCTGCTGTTCTGCAACTGCCTTGTTATTTTTGGCTTCCTGGGTATTATTCCGAAGTGTTTCATTATACGAGGTAAATGCTTTCACAGTACCATAGACTGCAACCCCTACCACTGTGAGAACGGTAGCGAGAGCAGCCCATGGATTGGTGAGACTTGCCAAGCGTGCAGCTCTCATTACTACAATATAACCTTGCACGCCTTTTGTCAAGAGTGCCCATGTAGCCTGTAGGGCAACCATGGCTGTGCGCAAAAGAGTTGTAGTGGCGATATAAGCCTTATCCACAGCAGCGTTTGCTGCAGCGGCTGCTGTTCTCAGCTTGATGGCGATAGTTTCCTTATACCAAAGAGCCGTGCAGACAGCGATGGCGGAACCTATTATTGTGAGCTGTTTGACGTGGGTGACTGTAAAAGTTATCAATGTTGATAACACATGTATGCCTATGCTCAGGGTAGAGATGGCATATCTGGTTACTGGGATGAGCTGTTCACCCAGTTCTACAGTGAGGTCTTCAAAACGTTTCTTTGCCTTATCCAGCTGGGCTTGCACAGTATTGTTCTGGACATTGAACTCATTGATGACACTTGTGCCTGAAGTGTATGACTGGGTAGCGAGATCCTGGGCAGTTCTTACCTGGTCCAGGTGTGAAGCTACTGCAGAGAGAACGCCAACGGCACGAGTACCATTCAGCTGCATCTCTTCAAACATAGGAGCCATTTCAGCAAACCCACCTCTAGACTTCATGGCAGAAAGAAATGTCATCAATCCCTCATTTGCATTGGTCTTCATCAAGTTTGAGAACTTCGTGACTTCTACACCGGCAATCTTTGCGAATTTAGCCGGTTCCTGATACATCTTGGTTATGAGCTGAGAGAACACAGTAGCAGAGGTTGCCTCTTCCTGCATATTCTGATCGAGTGCAGAAGCGAGACCCATCAGTTGTGCTTGAGTCATACCTGCCTGGATGCCTACACCGGAAAGATCGGCGGTGAAATCGACTATATATCCGGCATTGGCTGATGAATTCTGTGCAAGTTCGTTGACGGCAGAACCAGTGGCAAGCATAGCCCCACGGAGTCCTTTGGTCTTATCTTCCCCGAACATCTGAGCAAGTTTGCCAATCTTGTCGACCGCTCCTTCTCCCAAGTCATCGCCGAGCGCAACGTTAATTTTATCGGCTCCATCGACGAACTCTTCAATCATATCCTTGCTGGTGATGCCCAGGCGACCGGCAGAACCAGCCAGTTCATTGAGCTGCTCACGAGCCGTACGGGTGTCCATGCGTTTGAAGTCTTCGTTCATCTGGTGGACCTGCTCGTCGGTTTGACCTGTATATTTGCGCACGTTGGCCATCGACTCCTCCATGTCGGCGTAGGCTTGGGCGCACTTGCGCAAGGTCATAGATAGACCGGCATAAGCAGCTATAATCTGCGAGACAGCTCCCCAGTTGGTGTTGAGCACGTTAACGAAACGAGACCAAAGGCTAGTTGAAGCCTTGCCCTCGTTGTTGATGCGCTGCATCTCTGCTCTCACATCTTTGAGTTGTCCCTGCAACTTTTTCCACTCTTTAGAATTACGCTCGATAGCTCCGCTCTTCAGCTCTTTATTAAGAGCTTTGGCTACAACCTGCAACTCCTTGTATGAGGCGGATGAGAGATTTTTTAAGATTTTGTTGACTTTTTGCTGAGAAGTGCTGTAGTTGTCAATCTCAGCTTTCAATCTTTTGATTTGTCTCTCGAATGCGGTTATAGACTCGCCTTTTGCGTAAGCATCATCTTTTGCCTTGCGAACTTCTTTGAGTTTTTGTTCCAATTCATTCAGCCTATCTTTGGCTTCTTTGGTGTCTAGGATAACCCTGCTGACATGTGTTTCTGTATTTGTTGCCATAATCTAATCTTTTATAAATTATGGCAAAGATACACTTAAATGCGCAATAACAAAAATACGAGACCGTTGTATTACGACCTCGTATTTTTGTTTGTATTGTTAAATTCATCTCTTTCTCTCAGAGCAAATTTTGTTGCTACATCTTCTGCATCCCAGCAAAGATATTTTTTATTTTTGTGGCTTAGTGTTTTTTTATCCCCCGTAATAGAATTTTCGATGGTGATATAGAATAGACCATCTTTGTAGGTGATTTTGCTTGCTGAATTATTATGAGACAATAGTTGAATCGGCTCGTTATAATTTTCTCCGTTTGGCGAATATTTTGATATAGACGAGCGAGGAACAGAGTTGATGCTATCGCCCACCTTACCTAAAATATGGAATAAAGCAAATGTCCCATATGTCAAAACTGCAGAGAAAATCAATATGCCTAACATAATTTGAAAGTTTATTATTATCTTTGTTGCAAATATAATAATAATCTTTGAAATATGCAAGTTTTTTATGTTAAATCTTTGCTTTAACCCTGTTATTTAACTACATCTATGTATCTCGAGTAGTTAATCCTGGAATGAGGGTTGAAGTTGACGATTTGAACCTTATATCCTTTTGTCCCCCAGCGCCACCACAGAAACTTGTGCTTGTAGGTTCTGCTCACGATAGTTGTGAGACTGTCACGGCTGGCGTAATGGCATAATCTGGCTGGGATATCTATATGCAGGGATAGCCATTTATCCTGGTACGAAAATACGGAATCCACAGTATTGGGTACAGGTTCTATTCTTACCGTATCTGTAGTAGAGGAGGATAGGGTATGGATGGCTTTAGCATCCTTGAGCTTTACCTTGAGTTCCTTGATCAGCTTGGTATCTGCCAGGTGCAGCTGATGCAGTTCTTTATACTTAGCCTGAAGGGCTGTGTTCTGCGCTACTGGAAGAGTGTCACCCAATTTATCGTACTGGATATCATAGCTGATGCTTGCCACGTTTCCTTTCTGCCGTTCGATCTCTTCTTGTAGTTCTCCGTTCTTGTAAGCTGATCGGATAAAGGCAGCCGCTGTTATGATGAACAGGGCTGCCAGAAACATGATAATGGTTCTTTGATTTTTCATTGTTATGCGATATCTTTATATTCCTCGATGGCGTTAAAACAAGGACACATCTTTTTCCATTTTGACTTATCTGTGCCCCAAATATCCCGATGTCCCATAATCTTTGCATCAGGGAACATCTGTTTAAGCTTATGCAGCAGGAGGGTCAGTGCATCCTTCTGTTCCGGTGTCCGGTTATCTATAGGTTTGCCATTGGCATCGATGCCGCCCATATAAGCCACATTGATAGCTGTGGAGTTGTAGCCTTGCACTCCATTGCTTACCTCCTCGATGGCGAGAAGCTGGTGGGTACCGCCATTCGTGGTGATGACATAGTGATAACCAGGATTCTTCCATCCTTTCCGGCGGAACTCAGCCTTGAGGTCATCGATGGTCTGCTTCTGCGAACCTGCTGTGCAGTGAACGAAAATACGTTTAATCTGTCTCATTTTTATTGTGATTTAAAAATTTGTCTTTAAAATCGGCGAATTTCGCGTCGATGGCGATGCCAACTCCGAAGATGGAGCCTGCGTACATAAGTGTCTGGGCGAAATACCAGAGCACGTTGTCTGTCACGTCGCGAGATTGCGATGTGAAGTAACTGATATAAACCAGTATGATAGCGAGGAGTAGCGATACTACTGCCGATCCGTACTGAATCCATTCTTTTGTATTCTTCTGCATGATGTTATTCTTTTTATTATTTGTGGCAAAGATAACATGTTTTGCCCTATAATAAAAATACTATTCGGCTGGTGTGATATCGATGTGTATTTTCCCTTCTGGAGTTTTATAAATCTCTAGCTCTTTCCCTTCGTCAAGCATCCTGGATATTTCGCTTTCGCTCGGGACTTCCTTTCTCTCTTCTATTTTCCTGTTTAAAATTTCGTTTGCCATATTCTTATATTTTATATCGATATTAAACTTCTTCCTCAGATGAATCGACTGAAAATGCCCCTTGACCGTGAAGTACTGCCAGGATTCCTTGTCCAGTTCTTCTTTGATGATTTTCCTCTTCATACCATATTCGTTATAATGGCTGAAGATTCCCAAGTATGAATTAACCGACTGAATGGCTTTGTTGATGGCTTCAATATTTCCGGTCTTCGCCGCATCATTTAGATTGCGCACCGACTTCCTGTAGTTATTGACGGTATTGTTAACCGAATATACTCTATCCCGCTTAATGATAGCTCCGACGAACCTCACTCCCTTGGAATAATGCTGGAAATAGAATTTCTTCTCATTCAGTCGCAGACCTAAGGATGCAAGCGTCTCCCTTATCATCGGCATCAAGCGAAGGAGCGCCTCTTTCCTTCTTGCTACCAGCACCATATCATCTACGTATCTCACATGATGCTTACAGTAGTAGTCTATCTTCCAGTCGAGTTTCGATAGCAGGAAGTTGGCAAAGAGCTGGGCAAAGAGATTGCCGATAGCTACACCTCTGTCCTCTCCGACCGTGAACAATGACTTCTCCTTGGGCAGGAACTCCCAGAGGTAATCTGCGCTTTTCTTCTCGCAATCCCTCTCTGGATGGTGCATAACCACCATATTGCATAACCAGCGGAGATCTTCCTTGTCATCCCCATGATAATTCTCTACAATGAAGTCATCTACCATCTTGGCAAGAAGTGGCTTGGAGATGCTCATAAAGAATCCCTTCAGGTCGATTCCCATCACGTAGGCATCCTTCGTGTAATTCTCGCTCACTTCCCTGATATCCTGCTGAAGCTGCCTGATACCTGCCAGCTGGCCCTTACCTTTTCGGCAGTTGTACGTACGGTCAGAAAACTGAGACTCGAACAGAGGTTCGAGTCTCAGCGCAATATAATGGTGGATAATGCGGTCACGGAACTGACCGGCAAACACTTCTCTGTAGCGAGGGTATTTGACAACAAAGCAGATAGATTTTCCAATCTTATATTGACGTGAATTGATTTCATCAAGCAACTGAACGAGGTTGCTCATATAGTTCATTTCGAATTCCGTAGCGCCGACTGTTTTCCGCTTGTGACGGCGGCAGTCGAAGTATGCTTCTAAGAGTATGTTAAAATCTATCATTTTCTATCTTGTCATATAACTTATCTTCCTTATTTAGTGCTGAAACCGGGCGAACATGATTCCTGTCTCCAACCTTATCGTTCCAGTTGTTGAGGTTGCCGTCGCCGAAGTTCAGATTCCACGCGTTCGCAGAACTGTTCTCGGTTGTCGCCGCAAATTTCTTGTTCTTAACTATACATGATAGGATGCGGCCCATTTGATAAGGAAGGATGCTCTCTCGGCTTGACTTATCTTGCCGACCCTGGCCAGATCGCTCAAGCTACTGGCTGCTGTCTGGAACTTCTTTCGGCAGCCTGTGCTTTAAGGAGTGATCCCTTCCATGCTGTGCATTGTTTGCCAACACTCTCGCGCAGTCGGAGAAGAGTTGTCAGCCTGTTCGTGCCCATTATCCACCTCTGTTCACCTGCAATATCAATCAAGGTTGATATGACTTCAAGGTTCGTCTGCAGCTGTGCAAGATGTTCGATTCTGACATTCAGGTCGCCAAGCATATACGCTTTGGCGATATGATTCAGGCTATCAATAAGCATATTGCATAGCCTGTCTCCGAATATCGGACGCTGCGATTTCGGGAAATTCCTGACCACGCCTATTGTGATATCAAGCATCTGCTTGGTATCGATGTATATTCTTGTTTTGCTTGCCAACTTCGTTGCTGCCATATCTCTCTTGATTGATATTTTAATTTGCCTTTCTGGAGTGTCCTCGACTTTAAGGTCGAGGACGATTAACTATTAACAACTAACTATCGTAAAAATGCTGAAACCGGGCGAACACGACCCCTGTCTCCAACCTTATCGTACCAGCCGTTGAGGCCGCCGCCGCCGAAGTACAGACCCCACGCGCTCGCAGAACTGTACTCGGTTGAGGACCAGTACCAACTGCTATCGAGGAGCTGCGCACCCTTGATGAGTGACAGAGCATAGTTGATCTTGAGCTTGTTGGCGTACATCATCAGCAATTCTCCGACAGATGGCAGCCACCAATATCCTGCCGTCAAACCTTTGCCCTTGCTGTTCGCACGACTGTATGCCCTGCAATATCCTGGAGCGTATGATGCCGTATTGGTGACGTGAGCAGAGGATGATGCCTTGATGGCAGCGTCTGTATGCTGACGGCCATTGAAGTCGAGCATGACTGCGAGACGGTTATTTCCGCTAACCTCTGCTGCATAATTATCATCATTTCCGTAATTTGGCGAATCTGCCTGTACGGCAGCACTCGACCATGGCAGCGCATCTGCCTGGGTTGGAGCCACAACCAGGTGGCGGCCACCCTCGAAGATCACGACTCCGTCTGCAATTTCTCCCGATTTTTCGAGAGATGGCCATTGGTGCGGTTTCACCATCAGCGGATAATTATCGCTGGCACGGTGGTACATGATGAAAATACCATCCTCGATGGCATTGAGATCCAGTCCGCTGGTAATCACCTTGCGAAGTGTATCGAGGGTGATGCGAGTTATGTTTCCGTTGCTGTCAACAATCGGGAATGTCTGATTGCTGTTAACTGTTGATACGGCATTAACCGTTTTTAATGTCTTTACTTCCATAATTCAATAAAATTAAAGTTTGTTACCAATTTAAATCCGTCTCTCCAGCCCAAAATACACCTCTTCCAATATCAGATGTGCCCGGTACTGGATTTAGCCATGCTGGGTTTACATACATACAATTTACTGAGGCACCGCCCAATAATGAGTGCCAACCGCCAACATCACAAAAATGTACTGTCTGGTTGTTGTTTCCGTTAATAACTCTCCATTCCTTACCGTTTCTCATGCCCGAAAAAGCATAATAGTAATCTGATGAAGTGTTAAAAACCACAACGTCGATTGGCAGACCCGACAAATCATCGGTATTCGACGGACTGTAAAGAGGTATGTAATAAAAAGTCTTATTATTCGATGTTGTGCCTGTTTTGAGACTTACATACGTACCCGGTCGATCTGCTCCTTTTGAATACACATACATATATGTACCTTTGACTACTGCCGTAATCTTTTCCAGGTGCCCAAACACCCCACGACAAAGGATATCACTTGCGTAAAATCGGTTGTTTCGTTTTTTATCGTCTCTATAACCTTGGCTGTACATATCGCCGTCAAACCACATTCGCCCATCGCTACCAAAGGTAATATTACCCACGACTTTGCCGCTATTATCCACACAATTTAGACTTTTGAAACTTCCGCTTACGGCTTTCATCGTTCCGCTAAATTCACTATCGCCTGTAACTTTTATGTTGTTAAAAGTACCTTTGTTGCAAGTAACTTCGCCGTCTTTTGCCTGAAAGATAATATTACCGTCGGCATCTTTCATGTCGATGGTCTCTACACCCAGATTTTTGACTAAGGCGTACTGCGTTAGCAATATCTTTGCGGTCACCATGCTGAACCGCGTGCCGAGTTTCCAGTTTCCTTTACCTCCGTATGTCTTATAATCAGAAAGCGGTGTTACAGAGGAATTCTTCGTGTGCTTCTTGTTGCACTCGTAGTATTCACCTTCGTATTCGATGGTATCGAAGAAAGCGACCTCATTGTTCTCAAAGGGGTAAAAGGTGAATCCATCTGGGAGCGATTTCCAGTCCTGGGGACCTCTCATATACTTTCCTCTTTCGCCCTGGTTGCCCTTGTCACCCTTTTCTCCCTTGTCGCCTTTTTCTCCTTTATCGCCTTTTTCTCCTTTATCGCCTTCATCACCCTTATCACCTTTATCACCCTTGTTTCCCGCCGTGCATATCGGTGACGTGGAACTGCTGGTACCATCGGTGTATGTGATGACGGATTTCGTCCAGATATAATATCCGTTCTTCCATGTAGGAGCCTTATCCTTCACCCATGAGCCTCCGGCGAGCGAGGTTGCCGATGAGGACAGGTAATACCATTCCTCAATCTTGGCGATGCCCTTTCCGGATGGCAGGCAGACGGGTTCACTCAGCTTCTCGTTCCCATTCGTATAGTAGATATGGGTGCGAGTCCAGATATAGTGACCATTCTGCCAGGCAGGAGCATTGGTCTGCCAGCCGGATGTAGGGGCAGTAGAACTGCTCGTGGAGTCTGCATATTCCACATCGGTGTTGGAAATGCCAACACCGATGCGGTAGAATTTGATTATTACGGTTTTTGATGCCATTATTTTTCCGAATCTATGGTGAGTCCAATATCGCTGTATCCGCCGTTGATGCAATCCTGTCTTGTCACGGTGAAGGAACTGAGCGCCTTGGTATTATTTCTGCTTGCTTCCGTGTTGAGAACCACACCCGACTGCGACTTCAGAGTGAAGAAGAACTTGGAGGCTACTACGTTATTCGTACCTCTGGTTACAAGCTTGGGAGTATAGGTTACGGATCCGTTGCCCGAAGTATCCTCATCGATGCTTCCGTCCGAAGGAGATGGATGAGGTTCTATCTCGTATGGATCACTTGTATCGATGACGGTCTGGAAATCGAATCCCAGCATGCTGTCCTTGCTCATGCTGCTGTTGTTATATACCTCTACCATGAATTCTCTCGTACAGTTCACGTCGGTAGCCTTCACGGTTATGGTAGCACTGCTATCCCCTGAAATCTGCTCCCAGCCGTTCGCCGTGTTGGCGGCTCTGTACCACTTGTAGTACAGTCCGCTGGAAAACGTCTCGTTGCCCTGCGTGGTCTTCGCCTTCAGCACACAGCTGTCTGTCGGACTCTGAAGCGTAAACATCTTGCTATCTCCAGCCATGATGGTGACTCTGTAGGCAGTTCCGGTATAAGGAACAACGGGTATCGAGTACGTCTCCTGGATATCATCTGTCAGATCCGACTGCTGTCCCCTTGCAGTTATCTTGCCCACCATCTTGATGACGATAGATGCAAACCGGGAAGCTTCAGCAAGATTCTTCACGATTCTGAGACCGAAGTATGGCTGGTTCGTACTAGGGCGGATGATTTCAAACATTCCGGCAAACAGCCCGTCAGAAACTCCGCTGGAAGCGAAGGTGATTTCCGAATCGTTGAAGTAATATCTCATGCTTGCCGGAGTAACCGCACCTTCGACCGCTCTCGAAGATGTGCAAATGAAGTACAGTTCCGGCTTGGTCTTGGAGAAATCCGGGTATGTCACCACCTTATCTCCTACCTGCTGGTATTCCTGATACAGGTCTCCGCTTGGCGACTGGATCAGCGGGGTGTAGGTACCAAGCTTGCTGAGAAACTTGATATGGACGGTTTTACTTGCGCTGCTCATACCTTATTCCTCCTTGTTTTCAGGTTGAACACTTGCCTGCTCGCCGGGAACCTGCTCGCCAGGTTCCTCCTTAGCCTCGGCATTACCGGAAGAGGACTCCTCCTTGCCTTCGGTTTCATCCGTGGCTGACTTCTCTTCTATGACGAATCTCTCGTCTGTAGCTTCAGGCAGAAGATGAGTACACTCACCATCCTGCTCCTGCTTCGCAGAATCCCCGTCCAGGGCTACAGCACCTATCTGGGCAAGAATCTGATTGAAGTTGATGAGACTGCCGAATACCATGATATCCTGCATCCAGAGCAGGAAGTTGCCGTCCTTGAACTGCGTACGGTCATTCTCAAGGTGCAGGAACTCTGCTACCTTGCGGTTCACTTTTACATATCTTTCCATAGTTATATTGATAATTGATGATTTTCTGAAAATTAATGGAACACGATGGCCTTTCCGTCGCCGTCCGTTATCACCTTTCCGTCTCCGTCTGTCAGTAGAGCCAGCGGATTGAGGATTACCGGGTCTATCTGCAGGATACCTCCAAACTTGGCATCCATCAGGTCTGTGGGGATGGTAGGGTTGAGCCCGTGTCCCTGCTGGACGAAGTCTATCGCCTTCGTATGACTGTTGGTGCCGAAATACCATATCGGGAGGATATCCTTGGTAGGATTAGGAATCTCGCCCACGTTATCATATATGTAGGCTCTCGGATTGAAGTTCCTGGTTCCCGGCTGCAGAGTATCTATCGTGTCCAGGATCTCGACATCTACAGGCGGAACTCTTCTTGCTATGGTAATCACCTTGGAAGGAGAGGCATCTGTGAGCTGCACGGCAGATGGATTGCCGGCTGCGCTGTACTTCGCCCTGCATCTTATCGTTATCTGATCGCCCATCAGGGAGCGGTCCAGGGTGGCAGTGGTCCCGTCTGAGGATATCTTCAGCTCCAGGTCGTCTGCCGTCACCGCCGTGAAGTATCCGCTGCCGCGGGCAATCTCCCATACGAAGGCCCGCTTGCCGGCGCTGCATTCCTCTGTTCCGAGACGGAGAGATGCCGTGATGGTCTGCTTGTCCTCATCACGGGTCGGGTTATAGTAACTGCTTCCGCCAGAAAGCTGGAGCACCGGAATGTAATGCGTCGCATTACGGCACGTAATAGAGACGTCTTCTACAATATTATATATCTGTCCGGTTCTGGGGTCCATATACGCAGCCTTGAACCTGAGGAGAATGGGCTTCTGCGGTGCGGCATTGACATACCAGAGCAGCTTGCCGTTCTCGTCCCCACTCGCAGTGATCGTATATTTTCCTGCTGTGCTCACCAGGGGTGTTTTCTCTTCCACTCCATTTACAACCCTGCGCCAGGATACGTCTGTAAGCTGGGCATTAACGCAGCCGCTCGTCAGTATCAGGTCTCTGTCGATAATGCCGATCACCGGTTTGATGCAGACCGGCACGAGGGAATAATCCGGCGAAAACTCCCCCGAGTCGGCATCGTAGGTCTGCTCGTTCGGAACGCCACCTCCCAGCGTCACCGATTTATTGACCTGCAGCGGCTGGTACTTGAAATCAAATCTTATCTGTTTCATGATGATGATATTTGTTTATGGTTTCATATAATCTAAGGATACGGATTGTCTGTCTGCCTCATTGCCCATGCCATCCCTCAGGGTGACGGTGGCGGTGAAACTGATCTTCTTCGGCACGCCATCACTGTCCAGCGAGAGGTCTTCCTGTGTCAGGACGATAGACTTGCCTGCACCTCCCCGCTTCTCAGCCCAGACGGTGTCCGAAGTCACGCGCTGCACTCCCTGCGAGTTCTCTGTATATCGGGTCCAGGCAACATCCGTATCGAGGATGTCATCCGTAATGTCCTGCCCGTACAGCGTTGCCACGATGGTGAGCGGGGCAACGAAGTTGTCGAAGTCGTAGATGGCTTCCGCTTCCTGAAAATCCACGGAGAAGGCGGGATTGCCTTCTATCATTGCCCAGTCGGTGCTGTTCCAGCGTGGTTCCGCATGGGTTCCCGTCTTCTGGCATCTCCACTTGCAGCCGGTGTACCATACGTCTGATGTTTCATATTTGCCGGTTTCATCGTTGAGCGATGCGCAGTAATACTGGGCAGTCTTGCTGAACTGACCTCTATCCACGTAGGTCACCACTGGCTTGCCCTGATAGTCTATCTGTATGATGTCCTGGGTGATGATGCCGGCAGCATACATATAGTCCCGGTCCTTCATCAGTGGCAGGTTCATCTCCTTCAGGAAGGATGGCATATCTCCGAACACCATACCGTAGTTCCAGTTCTCCAGGATAGGCTTGGTCACGCCCGTGAGCTTCACGATCCTGCCTTCAGAACTCGACAGGTAGAAACATTGCTGCAGGCTCTCGTCGGTCTGGTTTCCCCATCGGGCGATGTTCATCAGCTCGCAGGGAGGAAAATTCTTTCCGGCAGGAACCTCATTGTCCGGGTAGAGGGAAACTTCGATGTAGTTAGTCACGGCATTCACGCTGTTCACCCGCATCCACGAGGTGTAGTAGAGTGCCGTCTTGTCGCTGACAGCAGCCGTGGCTACGTTGTTGACAATGCCCTTCAGCACGTTGTTTACGTGCTGGGCAGTGAAATAACCCTTATACTTGGACCGGAGCTTCAGTCCGTAGCAGTTGTCTCCCAGGTAGCTGACACTCTCGATGGTATCGCTCTCTGTAAAGAGCTGGTCTCCCTCCAGTGCAGTCAGACGGTTCACGATCAGCTCCATCACCTTCATGTATGAGCGTACGGTGATGCTCTCCATCTCAGCATTACCAAGAGTGTCTATCTGTGCGCCCTTGCCGCCATTGATTCCTGATACGAAGTCGCCGAACGTAGCTCCTTCCTTCAGTTCTGCCTTGGCCTCGGATATAAGCCCCTTCAGGAAGGTGATGACGCCATCTGCAGCATCATCATGCTCCTTCGAGAGATAGGTTCCATTATCCTGCATGGCGTAGTTGAGCAGGGCGAGCATGGCGCTGCCCACGCGTCTTGCCGTGTTGGCTCCCTTGGCTCGCTCGTCTCGAATTTCCGTGAGTCTGCTGATCAGTTCCTGTATGGTATTTTCGTTTTGCATGTTTTTATTTTAATTTTGAAGCAAAAATACAAATAAGATTCCCTTAACAAAAATACACTACAGCTTGCCGAACATCTGCTTGAAGAGGTCTGCCATCAGACCCTGGTATTCCTCGCCATAGAAATAGCCCTCCATATCGTTCAGCTTCATGATGGATGCATAATACTTCCGGTTGAACCATGGACGCCTCTGTCTGGGTTCGCCCAGATGATGCTGCGCACGGTATTTCGGATCCAGGAACGGGAGATCTCCTGGATTGCCATGGTAATAACCGTTGCCCGTTCCCGCTTCCTGATACAGGCCGTAGAGCAGGAACTTATGGGCAATCGTGCGGCTGGAACCTCCGAAGGAAGTAGCCTGCACGCTGTTGAAGAGAGCACCCGTATGGCGGATGCGGTAGTGCATGATCTTCTCCTTCCAGATTTTCACCATCTCTTCTGCCCATCCACGCTCGTAGGCATGGATGTCTTCCTGAGATACGGGAGTCTTGATGTTATTCGTTCCATTCTTCATTGTCATATACCAGGTCTAATGGCTCGCTCACGTCGATGTGGAATTCCACGCCAGTGAGCCCGTTGATGAAATATGCGCCTATCTCCCGGTTGTCCACTTGGTCGCTCAGCAGATAGGTAAAGTCGCTTTCCCACTTCATCTTGTCGATGATGATACGGCTCAGAAACTGCCGGAAAATCTTTCTGCAGGTGTTCAGCTTCTCCTGGCGGTCGTTCATGTCGTTGAACTTGTATCGCATCAGGATCCACACCGTATAGGTGACAACCTTGCGGAAACTGCCGTCGCCGTTGATGGCCACGTTGCCGTCGTTGGTGTCATCTATGACGATGAAGTTCCTGCCCTTCGACATATTGGCCAGCATTCCCTCGAAAGCCTGTGGTGTAGAGCATGTGGTAGGAATGAAACCCAGCTCGCAGCATAGCTTGTTGCGCTTTGCCAGGTCTCTGAAGTAAGAGAATGCATCGAAGCCCACCTGTACCGATGGGGTATTGATTTCTGTCTTGATCATGATTTATTCAGTTTCTTGTTTAACTCCTCTGCCTCGCGTGCCTTGGCATCCAGTTCGGTGAGTGCCCGCCACACATTGGCTTTCCTGATAGTCTCCTCCTTGGTGATATCCCCGCCCGTGAGTGCCCGGATCTGTGCATTCATCGATGCCTCCATGTCATTTTCTCCTTCGCCTCCTTCAGCTGCAGGCTTGAAGAGATGGGGGAACTTTGTGGAAAAGTTGTGCTTTATCCACATAAACCAGAGGAACACACCCATCAGCTCATAGGTAGAGCACTTGATGTGCGCTGCCTGGTTGCCCTCATTGTCCAGATAGAGATATCGTGCCAGTTCCTTCAGCGGCTCATCGCTCGTCTTGTCCGACTGCAGATACTGCTGGAAGTAGTTGTCCGCACAGATGTAATACTCGAACGGGTAATCGTAGAGCTCCAGGTCTGTCGCCTTGTAGAGTCCGATGGAATCGAGCCTGTTTTCAGCCCCGGTATCTTCAAACACGAAGTCGAATGCCTCGCAGAAGCTCTGCACCTGCCACAGCTCCAGGAAGAATCTTGTCTTCTTGCCTTTATCCGTCTCCACCTCGCATAGCCATCCGTCTTTCTTCTCGTTGAGTACGTCTATGCCGGCAAACCGGGCAAAGAGATAAGTTCTTACCTGCCACTCTTCCCATCCCTGGGTGAGCAGGAAGAGTGCATAGCGCAGCTGGTCCTGTGTCAGTTCACTCCAGGAGTGGGGAACGTGAAGGTTCAGTGTTCCGTCATCCTGCAAAGAAGAAGGTCGGGTCGTCAGCTTTGTTCTCATACGCTTGCATGTGATTGGCCTTGTAGGCCGGTGAATCCTTGTATTTTGGGAATTTATCGATGTTCTCCTCTATGAAGTTGGCTGCTGCAGCATAGGCAAGATCCTTGTATCGAGGGTCGGCAGGAGTCTCTTTTGTAGAAATGTGAGCACCGATGAAATGGCACATTTTCACGATGGCGTGCCGATGGAATGGCTCATATTGTGCCTTGCGCTCTTCCTCAAGCAGCTGCTCGATGAGCGAGTCGGAGAACTGTTTGCGCAGCACCAGTTCTGCCATTCCTATCTCGTTGCGGTGGGCTGCCAGGTCGTCGAAGGTGACGAACCCGCGTACACTCGAGTAAGCCCTCAGCGTCAATGGCGACCAGAAGAAAGAGGCGATGTTGTTGCATGCCTGCACCGTCTCGCTCCAGCCTTCCACCGTGCGCAGGCGGTTCAGCACGCCATGCAGCTGCTGGTCCTGCTTGTAGGTCAGCTCCCTGAGCAGGGCATCCACCCTGGCTTGGGATGCTGGCGATATGTTTTCGTTGGAAACGATACCGAAACCGTTGTCGGTCATGATGAGATCGTTGGAACGGAGACGCAGGATGAATGCCTTCAGGATGACGTATGAGCGGACATTGCCCAGTAAAGCGCTGCCTTCAGCACAGGCGGCATCCTCGAAGTCGGAACCGATGACGGTGGCCACGAGGTCGAAGTAAACGTTCTCCATCGATGGCAGAGCCTTCGTGAAGACGTCTTCCGTGGCAGCCCCCACGAATGGAAGGAGCTGCTCAAACTGTTCTGCGGTAATATTAATCATCTGTCTTTGAATTTGGATTGTTAGACACTTTCTTGGCATCCTTGTTCTCATCGAGCGTGGTGAGCATGATGAGCGGCACATCCGGATAAACCTTCTCCTCCCAGTGGTTGAAGTAGATGATCACCCAGTGAACCGTCTCCATCAGGTCGTGGAATGCCTTCTCTATGCTCTGCTTCAGCGTGAAGAGCTCGCGCTTGTCGGAACCCGAATTGTTGCTCTGGCTCTTGCCGGGAGTGGCGCCCACCAGGTTAGGGTGGATGTTGTCGGCATAGCACTGCATGTTGTTGCTCTCGGCGATATCATCGCTGTAGTCGCCTCCGTCCTTCGAGGTATCGATGCGGGTGATGCGCACCATCTTCACCTCCTTGCCGTCGGGCGTGGTATAGTAGCCCGCTATCCAGAGCTTGCCGCTGTTCTCTATGCCTGAGATGAAGTCGCGTATCTTCTCCTTTTCGGCAAGCTTGCGCTTCTTCTGTTCCTCCGTACTCGTGATGTGCTCCTCCTTGAAGATGCCGCGCCAGTAGTCGTTGTGTATCTCTACCAGGTAGGGGATGGTGGCGTGGTTCTTCAGCTTCGCCATCTTGCCGATGGCGATGAGACGGGAGATGTCGTACCATTTGTCCCTGAAGATGGCGGAGTAGTAGGGCACGGGATAGTACTGGCAGCCTGGGGTAGGGAAGCGGGTAACGATGGCGAAGACCCTGTCCTTGCATCCTGGTTGCCCCGACTGTCTTGCCTTCACCTTGCCGTTCTGGCCGTCCAGCCCCATGCGCTTCTGCAGGTCGCCCAGCGGATCCAGCTCGTCGAGCAGCGGCAGCACCTCTATGTTGGCTGGCACAGTGGCATTTCTCCAGTTGGCATAGAGCACATATTCCGAGCGTCCGTTCACGCTCTTGGTAAACCGGCAGTAGCACGCCTCCTTGTGTCTTACCGCCACAATCTTGTCGCCCTTCTTGTTGAGCACGATGGCAGATACGCAGAAGAAGAAATACTTCATGTCGGTAATCTGTTCCAGGAAGAAGCGGCTCATCGAGTTGTGCATCCGGAACAGGTTCACCTCCCTGTCCTTCGTAGGCAGCTTGGTCTCGATGTCGTTATACTGGAAGCCCATTCCATAGCAGGTGAGCACGTTGAAGAGTTTGTTCTGAGCCATCACGCTGCTCCTGCCTATGTTGCTGATCAGCTTGTAGGGCAGCTGGTTCTCGTAGCCGAAGGGTACATAGGTATATTCCTTTCCCCCGACTTCCACGCTGACGAGAGGCGTGGTACCATCATCATCGAAGACTGTGGACGACTCCGTGAAACCGCTCGTGGGCGATGATGTCTGATAATCCATCACCTCGCCCATGGTGGCATAGGTGATGTCTATGTTGTTGCTGTTGTTGTTTGCCATAATTATTATAAGTATATTGGATGGTCATTGTATCTGAAGATGAAGATATCCCTCACCTTGCGTATCTGGTGATTCACCGGATTGTAGAGGTTGTGGGTTCCCTGCTGCCAGGAACTGCTCTTCACCAGCCAGCCCCGGTACTGGATGATGGAGCCGTCGGCTGCCTTCCAGCAGTCCAGGTTCACGGGCGTGCGGTCTATGCGCGAAATGTCGAGCGCACGTCTCAGCTCGTTGATATGGATAGCTCTGGGTGTCTTTTCTTTCATATCTGCGACAAAATTATAAGGGTGAAACTTCTAGTTGAACGTATCATCGAATGAGTCATCAAAGATTCTGCCTCCCGTGTTCTCCACATCCCTGAAGATTACGTTCTGCACTCTCTGGGCATACTGATACGTAAAGGTGAACTCTGCCATGCCGTCTTCCTCGTTGGTCCGTTCGCTCTTCGAGTCGGTGAAGGTGATTTCCTTGTCCTTGGTATAATCCCGGAAAAGATAGATCTCATCGCTTCTGAGCAGGTCTTCGGCAAAGTGTGCCATGGATGGCGGGATGATGCCGGTGTCGCCCTCGAAGGAGCGGGTCTCCTTCACGGCATAGTTGATTTTCCTGCCGGAGATTACCGCCTGCTTGCGCTCGAAGGTAGGGGCTATCTTCTTTCTGCCCAGACAGTAGAAAATCTCCTGGCATCCGAACGAATTGGTAAAGAGCAGCACCGGGTCGGCCACTGCCCGGGTATGGTCTATCTGGTACTCCTGCACTCGCCTGCCCACGGTCACGGTATAGGCGAAGAGACGGCCCTTGGCTTCATCGTAGTATCTGTCGGGCGAAACATCAAAGGTGGTGATGCCGTTCACGGTATGGGTAGGGGTGGCAGATGCATCGATGGTTGCGGTGCTTATGCTGCCCGATTCCCTGTTGTAGTAGCTGGCAACCACCTCCGGCGTGCTACTCTCCTCGCCTGCTGCATGCAGGTATTCCCGATGTCCCAGCTGTGTAAGCTTGGTGCCGTCGAGCAGGGTGAGGAAGAATGAATCCAGGAATGCCTGGCAGCTCATGTTCACGTCAACGGTGGCATAATATACGCGGAACTCCTTGCTCCAGGTATCTACATTCTTGTCTCCCGTATGTTCCGTGATGCTGATCTTGCAGGTGGCAGCTACGGTTCTTCTGGCTGCATCGGCTATGAGGGTACCGAGGTCGTAGATGGTGATGTTGCCCGATACAGGGTAGTAGGTCTCGCTGAGCAGTTCTTCACCGTCGCACGTGATGGTGACGGTGGCATTCTCGCCGCCTATCCTGAACGGGAAGGTGTCGAGGGCGCTGGTAAATACCGGCGAGCTGGGTTGATGGATAACTGTAATCATATCTTTGTTTCATTAAACTTGTGCAAAGATAGGATAGGGAGGGTGAATATAAAAATACCCAGCCACCTCACGGTGACCGGGTACTGCGTATTAATTTAAAAAACTAATGGAGTATAGGCTACGCTTAGCCTTACCAGTATTTAATTATTAATGCAAAAGCTTGATTTTTTCTAGAAGGGATGGTCGTACTGCAGATGCCAGGCGAGCGTTCCGCCTTCTATCTTAACCATCTTGAAACCTCGCTCCACCATATATTCGGTGATGGTGGAGACGGGAGCGATAACCATATCCTTGATGTCGTTCTGTATCTCCTTCGAGGTCTTGAAGTCAACCTCGTTGTTGTCTTCCGGATCATACGGCTGGTAGTCTATCAGATACTGGTCCAGAGCCATGCGGGTATAGTTCTCCTTGGTTTCCTTCTCCTCTACGGCTGGCTCCGGGGAGTTGCCATTAGGCGAGAATCCCACGATACGTTTGCGTTCTCCCATCATGCCACACCTCCTTTCGCCTTCAGTGCCTGGTTGATGGTCTTGAAGAGGTTCTCCATACGCTTGAATGCATTGAGCATCAGGAGAACCTGTCCGGCACCGCCGAAATCATCCACGGCATTGGTTATTACCTCGTTTGAGATAAACTTGTCTTGAGCAAACTCAAGAGTCTCGATGAAGTTGTCCAGCTGGCCAACGTTCATCATATCTACTAGCGCATTCCAGACGTCTGCTGTCATGTGCAGGTTGGTTGGGTTATTCTCGTTCATCGCTCATTCCTCCTTTCTTGTCTCTTTCCCAACTTGGGTGCAGGAGCCCTTTGGCTTCTTCCGAAAGTACCCCCCCAGCCCGTCCGAGAACGGCCGTTTTGGGGTGTATCACATAGGGTAGAACCGCTATCACGACTCCACCTAAGCCCCTCTAAGGGCATATATTTTTTCATCTTAAAATTTTGTTTT